CAATACTAATATATTGAAAGCAGAAAACACACAAGTATTTACAGGAATGCCTGATTTTTAATGTCGGTATTAATTCATCTTTTTTATGTAACTATATGTTATATCGATGAGTAACGAAGAAAAAGTAGAGGAGAAGAATGTAGAAGAAAAAAAAGTTGAAGAAGAAAAAAAAGTTGAAGAAGTTAAAAAAGTCGAAGAAGAAAAAAAAGTCGAAGAAGAAAAAAAAGTTGTAGAAGAAAAAAAAGTTGAAGAAGATAATAATAAAGAATCTTCTAAAGAATCGGATGCACTTATTCCATCCACTGATGAAGCAAAAATGGAAGAAGTAAAATTAGACGAAACATCGAAAGAAGAACAAAAAGAAGAACCAAAAAAAGAAAAAAATGAAATGAATTTAGTAGAAATTATACTAGACTATATCAATACTGAAAATAAAGAAGTCGAATTATCACCAAAAGTACGATCTATGATGGAAAAATTACCTACTGTTCAGGAAGTACATTTAAATAACATTGAATCATTTTTCAATAAAATTATGGAAGACAAAAAAATTAATATTACAGATATCCCTGCTTTAGTAGGATTAATGCAAGAGCTTTTGGTTCTTTTTGATGATTTACGGTTCAAGTCTAATGCGTTTGATGTTGGTATGGTCTTTAAGATATTGCTTCAGATTCTTGTTATTTATAAACTTGACGGTAAAGACAATCTCAGTGAAGAAGAAAAAAATAACGTTTTGAATACATTGGATACTTTGATCGGTCTTTGCACACAAATGATAGAATTTAAGGATACGCAAAGAATACTAAAAAAAAAATGGTCATTTTTACCTTGTTGGTAAATCAATATAAATATTCAACATTATAATCTTGATAAAATGAATGAAATAAAATCGAGTGATGATGTATGTGACATCTTAAGAAAAATGATGAAAGAATGTGAAAAAAATTATTTTGATACCGAAAAAATAAAAAGTGACAATAAAGTATGTAATTATATCAAAGACTTTTATAAAGAAGAATGTGTTTTAGGTACTATACAAACAAAAAACAATTGAAAAATTGAATATTCACATTCCATTTTTCTTTGAATATTCAAACAATTAATATATTGCCATTTAATAATGAAAGTTCTTATGCCTCATCAAATTAAAAGAATACACAAGGAATTAAAAGATTATGATCATATAATTGACGGTGAAAAATGTACTGTGCATTTCCTGTATAAAAAACGCATGATAAATGTTGTATTTGAAAGAGATTACCCTTTTTATCCTCCGAATATATTTATAAATGGCAGTAGATTGGCATATTCTCCCTCTTTTATTCCAAATCGTATTCTTGTGGATTATGTTAAATCAAAACATTGCCCTTGTTGTAATACTATTACATGTGTAGATAGATGGACACCTGCTTTTAGTATTTTGGATATCCTCAAAGAATATACTTGTTACGTTAAAGAAATAAAAGATGTTCATCGCGTAAGCATAATACAAAATATTTCTTTTCCAAAAGAGTTAATAAAAGAAATATCGTCATACATTATCTAAAGACAATACTAGTAAATCATCTGTAATGGAAAACATTTCATCTTCTAAAAGAAAAATACCTCCATCTATTTACTTTGGAAGCATTGGATGCAATGCTCTATTTTTTGTTGGTGTTATTGAAGCGATGGAAGAATATTGGGGGAAAGATTTCTACAGTAACACTATGTTCTGCGGTGATGGTATTGGTGCTCTGATTGCAGTACAAACTTGTTTAGGAATTCCTTCATCACTTGTTAAAAATGTTGTCAATAATGTTTTACGGAAAATGCGATTTTCTAATCATTACCTTGATGGACAAGATTATTGGGTAAATCAATACATTGATCATTTAGTTTTATCGAGTTCAAATGAAGATCTATACAAATACATTAACAACAAAAAATATAAACTTGGAATTACAGACTCTTTATTTACGCATCATTGGGTTACATCATGGGATAATAATGCAGATTTAGCAAAGTCTCTCAAAGCCTCTTCTAATGTTCCATTATTTTCTTCTAGATGCAAAAAAATATACGGTGAAGAAGTTATAAATGGTGCGTTTAGTATGACTGGTATTGATTTTCCTAATAAAAATGATACACTTTTTATAGGAATGAATGAACAATATGCAGATATTACTTATTATACACCCATTTGGTCTTATTGGTTACCTTTTTACATATCAGAAGATATTTTACTTGCAAAAGGTAAAGAACGTTTTCAAAGTTGGATTTCCAATAATATGACTAATAAAATTAAAAAAAAAAGAAACTACATCGCTATTTTTATTTGTTGGATTGGAAAATATGTACAATTGTTTTTTGAATTTGTTGTAACCGAAATTATGGAGGAGCCATATAATTACTAATCAACTTATTAAACTCCATATCTGGCATGTAATATTTTGTTTCTAATAATAAATAACATCTCATAGTAATTAGTACATCAATAATGGAATTATGCATTCCACTTTGTTCTTCCTTAAACAAGTGCTTGTAAAGTTCAGCAAGAGTTGGCCACTTGTAAGATGGCGCTGCTCCTTCTTTTTGCGGTTTTGGATTTGCATGGGGAATCTTGCATAACTTCTCACTATCCATCATTGTACATTTGTATCGCTTTTGATTTCCTTTCAAATATGTCAAGTTAAACAAGTTCAGAGCATATGGATAATTCTGATACATGTTCATCCAATGTCTTTTTATTTCAATATCTATCATTGCGGAATCAAATTTGTAATTATGGCACGCTATAACATTTGCTAAATGATAATCCCTGTAAAATTCCTCAAGGACTGACTGCATTGGATCACCTTGGTCACAAAGTTCTCGTGTAATCCCATTTACTTCAGAAGCTGCTTTAGGTATTTCTACGTGTTCAGGTATGTTAATATAACTATCAACCGTCTTTATTAACATGGAATTGCGAATATCATACATTGCATAACTCAATTGTACAATGTATGGTGCGTCCTCCAATTTTGTTTCCACCCCTCTTCGGTTCAGTAATCCAGTCGTCTCGACGTCAAATATCATCACAATGCGAGAATTGTGCAAAAATGTATTATGTTGAATGATTTTCATTGTTCTGTTGCTTGGGAAACGTTCGTCTCACTAGATATATATAAATCTACAGTGCCTTCTTTTTTTTCAATTTTACGTTTTTTCTAATTGTCTCCCCTCTTTTTTCTTTTTTTCCTAAAATTCTTCTCAAAAAAATAAAACTAAATTTCGTACACGCGTTTTATAAATCCAACGTGTAGTTATCTAAACTGCTCCTTTTTACAAAAACACAAGCCGGATCACGGTCTTTTTTTGAAATAAAAAATGCATACTTATCCCCCAATATATTCATAGACAAACAGAACTCCACTCCGTAATCCTCAAAGTTGAACAACCGCGAAATTCGTGTTGGGTAATAGTTTTGACCGTCCAGCCAAACCAGCATGTGATAATATTGCTTGGGTAGAGTATTTTCAACGCTCAAATGCAAAACCAATACATACTCCCCATTTACGTAAACTGCATTGGAAGAACCACGAATTTCTTCTTTGAAAGGGAAAAAAACTTTATATTCGCGATTAATATTTAACTCGCCCATGCTGTTTAATTCACCTATTCGAAATGGCGTCCAGCTGTAAATGAAGTATTGTCGTGATGGCTCTTTTACAGGAACAAATGGAATCCAATTTTTCTCTTTGAATGAATTGTTGGGAGACGGAATTACTTTTACATTTCGAAAAGAAACATTATTATCAATATCATAATCGCCATAAACAATCCGGCTTCTTGCACAGCCGCTAAAATTTACAGTTGTTGCAATAAAACGCATTTTATTATTGTGCTTGTACAATCTCACGTCTTCAATACCTTGAAATGTCTCATTTGGATCAGGTTCTTCTACACCCATTGTTTCGGCATCTTCTTTCAAATCAAATATACCAGACTTTTTAACAACGTTATAATCTTCATCAAGATAAACCATCTTGTTGAGAGAACACACATGATCAAATGTATTACAATGACCACTTGGTAAATAAATGTAATTTACATAACGAACATTCAATATTCTCTCAATTGTACCGATTTCTTCTCTATAATGTTCCGTAAATGTTATAGAAGATGGATTAAACTCGATCATTTCAGGAAATTTATAAACTATGCGATCTGATATTGTTAAATTGCGAGATAATGCAAATACTGGGAAGTTCTGTATGATACTGTCATCATGATTGGCATGATATGTAATCGGATTCCATTCCTTTTCTTGTTCCAAAAATGCTAGAAAGTTCATGTCCCATATCATGGTTTCATTATCTGAGAGAAATACACGATAGTTATCATTGTATAATTTGTATAAATGCTGTATAGATTTGGTTGTTCCAATGAAAAAGTTTGGTAAGAATCTCCACACGACTTGATTGCAATAATCTTCTATATGTAATTTATACGATTCATTTCCGGTTGGTATAAAAAATTCATCTTCAGGTTTTATTTCACGACCATTGCTGCTTTCGGTTGGCGGAAGCTTCAATATAGTTTTCAATCCAGTTTTACTTATATTTTCCAACATTCTTTTGTTCTTATTGCTATCTTTCCACATTGATGAAATATCGTGATCAATCCATGCAAAATGAGAAGTTTGAAATGGATTTATATTTGCAATTTGATGTATAAATCCAATTTTACTATGAAGATAGCACATGTATTCTATGGTATCTTTTGGAATTAATCGATGTTTAGGTAATTTTAAATTCAAACCATTCGAAAGCAAGAATGCATACGATGATTCAAATAATGTTTTTGACAGCATCACCAGCTTTACTGTATTTATACGAGAACTGTAATATTTATTTATGTAATATTCTACCGTTTCTGAACAATCCTGTGTAATATATATTACTATAGGTATAGACATTTTCAATAAAGGGTCCATTCTTTTTAGCCTGAGTAAAACTGTACTCTCATTTAAGGGCATGTGGTAATAATTCACAACAGAGGTCACGAATGTTATTGTCATGTTCAAACTATATACATTATTTTACAGTAATATTTAATTAGTTTTCTCTCAAAAACGAATTAAACCCTTTTCTTGTGGATTTTTAAATGACTTCTGTTTTTGTGTCATGTATATTTTTGGACGATTATCAAGATTCATATTTAGACACTTGGATTCAATCCAAATTGCCGACCATTTTTTATATAGATTCTGCTCTTCATGATATGATCGAGGAAAAACTTGTCGGACATTCACATATCAAATGTAAGATTTTACCCAATTTTGAAGATATGTCGTGGTATGATCAAACAATCACACAACTTCCATTCGTTCGAAATGACGAAAAAGATAATCTTGATTTTATTTGGGGGACCCATTTAAAAGTTTTCTGTATGCACCAAGCACTCCAAATATCAGAAAAAGATCTATTTATTTTCATGGATTTTAATTGTGCCGATTTGTTTTTGGAAAAAAAAACATGGGAACACCTTTACGATACACATTCGAAACGACATTTATATACTCCAAAGTCAAATACAATGTTTATACCTGGATGTTGGATAAAAATAAGCACTTCTATTACAGCAGATTTTGCAAATTCAGTATGCTGGAGATTTTGTGGTAATTATTTTCTAGGGGATAGATCCGCAATTGAAAATTTTTACAAGCAATACGAAAACAATTTCAATAAATTCCTTCATTTTACTAAAAATGTTCTCACTTGGTCCATGAATTTCTGGGCTTGGCTAGAAGTATTTACAGATTTTGAACCAGAATGGTATTCAGCTGATCATAGTGATTCTTTAACAAAAACGCCTAAAGTATTTAGTTATCAGAAAATCTCGGAAATGCCTGAATGCAAAATTGTCGAGTACCATTATCCAAATCTATCTCCGTATAGACCTATGCATTCTTCTTTTGTAAGATACAACAACATGGACCTCATAAATACTCGTTTTGTAAATTATTGGATTTACAATGGTGGTAACTATTATTATCCAGAAGATGAGTATGTTTTGCGCAGCTTAAATGTAGTATCTCGTTTGGTAAATATTGAAAATATACCAACGCCTAGAACATATGATATCATGAGAGAAGAAAGTGATTTTGCTAAAAATAATAATGTATTCAGCGAAGGGATTGAAGATATTCGCCTTTATGTCTCTCAAGAATCTGGAAATCTTTCTTTTATTGGGAGTACTTTATCATATTCATATTGCGATCGTATTCGCATGGTACGTGGTGCATATGACATTCATACAATGACATGTAAAAATTTCCAAGTAATTAAACCACCTTATGATTCTTGGTGTGAAAAAAATTGGTGTCCTATTCCACTAAACGACGGTACGGATGGGTTTATTTATAGATGGTATCCATTTGAAATTGGCAAGATTTATCCTGAAAAAGAGAGTCATCCATTTAATATTGGAAAGACAGAAATTTGTTTGAGAAAGGAACCAGATGAGAGATTGAAAGATATGAAAGGATCAACCGCATTTACACATTATGGTGATGATGCACTAATTGGCATTATTCACTTTAGCGAAGAAAGAAGTCCAAGACAATATTTTCATCATGTCATTGTACTGGATAAACATGATTACAATATAGTGAAAATGTCTCGTCCTTTTTGCTTTCAAAAAGCGTGCGTTGAATTCTGTATAGGATTTCGTGTTTTGAATGATTGCTTTGGATTCTGGATCTCTCAAATGGATAGAGATCCACAATATTTAGAAGTTCCAGAAAAATACTTTTGGTAATCATTACTTGCATTTGAAAAGAGTTTGGATTGTTTTATTTTATCATATTAATTTATAGAAAATGCCTAAAACAAATGATAAGCTACTTGTAAAAAATAAAAAAACCGGAGAAACCCTATTAGATCCATCATATTTAAATACTGAACCAGACCCAAAAATTAATGATCAAAATGGAATAGAAAAATCAAATTCGGAAGGCCAACCTAATAGTACTATCATTAATGCTTTAGATTCAGGTCCAAAATCAGGTCCAAAATCAGGTCCAATAAAAACATTACGACAAAATGCTTCGAATGATAATGAACAACAAAATTCACAAACTTCTGATGATGAAACTAAATCAAATTCCCAAGATAATAACTCAAAAAATAATAATTTGACAAATAATACAGAACCAAAGGTTGCAGAAATAAAGAGAATACCATTAAGACAGAAAGTATTCAAGTCCATGAAAGATGGGGCGAAAACTATTAGTGATAAGGTTACATGGACAAAAAATTTAGATAATGAAAACCACCAGCAAATATTAGCAACAGTTAGTTTCGATAATGATCAGTTAGAAGTTGTATCTATTGATAAGGTTTCCACACCTGGAATAGATATCAAAACCCCCCTAAAAAAAAAGGGAAATGATAAGTTCGTTATAAAAGATGGAAGTATTGTTGTTCAAAATCAACAAGGAGGTAAAAGAAAAACGTTCAAAAACAATAGATTAAATAAAAAAAGTAGAAAATTCAGAAAAGGAAAAAACAACAAAAGTAAAAAAAGCACCAATAGCAGAAAGATTAAGAAATAAATATTATTTTTATTTTGAAATATTATTTATTAACTATTATTTTTGAGATCTGATGTAGATACTGAACGTTGTATTCCTTCATTTTTTCCTTTTTTGTTTTTACTATTTTGATTTTTTGTGTCGTCATATTTTGCTTCAAAATCTTTATTTCTTTTCTTAGTACGATTGAGGTTTGATGTAGATACTGAACGTTTTATTCTCTTAGTTTTATTAGGACTTTTTTCTTTTTTTTTTTCATTTGGAGGTTTCGGTATATTTTTTATTGGACCTGAGATATTATTTTGGTGATTCGAATTAAGTTTTTCTTTCAGCTGTTCAAGAAGAACTTTTTTTAGATCCAAATCAGGTTCATTACGTTCTTCTATTTGTTCCTCATATTGTACAACGTGATTACTGTCTTTGTGATAAGTTGTGTTAGTACTGTTGTTCATATCTTTGTTACTGTTACTGTTCTTGTTATCAGTATTGTTACTGTCGTTGTCGTTGTCGTTGTTACTGTTGTTGTCGTTATCAGTATTGTTACTGTAATCATTGTTTTCTTTAAAATCAAGATTAATATCATTTAGATTTACTTCATTAGGTTTTGCTCTAAGCTCACCAAGCAGTTTTTCTTCTACATTATTAGAATCATTATCCTTATCTTTTGAACCTTCACTATTATCTCCCTTTATTTCAGTCGCTTTAAGTTCTTCATTAAGTTTTGCACTAAGCTGATCAAGCAGTTCTTTTTCTACATTATTAGAATCATTATTATTATCTTCTGAACCTTCACTATGATTTTTATTTATTTCAGTCGGTTGGAGTTTTTTGTTAAGTTCTGCACTAAGCTGATCAAGCAGTTTTTCTTCTACATTATTAGAATCATTATCCTTATCTTTTGAACCTTCACTATGATTTTTATTTATTTCAGTCGGTTGGAGTTTTTTATTAAGTTCTGCACTAAGCTGATCAAGCAGTTTTTTTTCTACATTATTAGAATCATTATCCTTATTATTTTCGCCAACTGTATATTTGTTTTTACTGGAAAACCAATTAAACAATTTTTTAAGCATACCAACATTATTTTTTTCTTCTTCCAACTCGTTTTTAATACTTTCTTTTTTTTGCATTTGTTTTTCATAATTATTATGTAAATCACTCAATACTTGATTTTTACGCGTTAAGTCTTGATTATTTTTATTCGCTTCATTCACTATCTGTAACAGTTGTTGATTCTTTGTATCTCTATCAACTAGCTCTTGCTGCAGTATAGCATTCTCACGATTTGCATCTTGCAAGTTACTGCCAAGTGCATTATTTTGTCTTACAAGATTTGTTTGATTTAAACTAGTAGAATTGTCTTTTGGATTCGCACAAAAAAAACTTTTTAATTTTTGTGTTTGACCATCACTATTTTGAGCCGAAATTTCTACGTCACAATTACTCATAATAACTATTTAAAATACAACTAGATTTTTTATTCACTAAACAGATACCTATCAATCTTTTCCATGTCTTGATTATCTTCGATTATAGATACAAACCCAAGATCAGCACCCAGCCATTCTCTATGACAAATATCACATTTATCTAGATAATCAAATGGTATATTACCTTCTCCATCACGCCCTCTCTTTTTAATTCTTTCTAAACACTCTTCTGGTGGTGTAATAAGCCATAATATTCCATCTGCCATGTATTTACTCATTGCATCTTTGCTCATCATCAAATAAATCTTGTACATGCACTCTTCAATTAATCCATCATCATGGAGCATTTTTGTAAAAATATGCTTATCGGCATCTAGTGATCGTTCTGTAACAATAATATTTATACTGTTCTTTTTTGCATATTCCACTGCATCTTCCATCATTTTTAAGCGAGTTGTAAAAGCTAATATCTGAAATGCAAAACTATACTTTTTTTGGTCTTCATAAAATAACTCTAGCATTGTCTTACCGTCTTGTTTCACCTGTGCCCAAATATCAACAGGTTCCTCTATAAACATGATATCTTTACGATGTTTGTATCTTTCTTTCATACTAGCCAGTAAAGTGGATTTACCTGCTCCGATATTACCTTCTACTGTAATTATTGATGGTTTTGACATGTTATTTATTCTTTGAGATGTTTATGAATAAACAAATGATATTATCTATAAATCAATTTTATAAAGAATATAAACTTGTTATAGTATATAATATAAGAAAGATGACAAAAAATAACACTATAACAAGTAACATGAATAATATTTCTAAAGAAGATGAAGAAACCGATTGGGAAATGATGAACATGATATCCGAATATTTTGAGAGAACAAAACAAGCACAAGAAAAGCACGGTAAAAAAACGATTGTATTAATGCAATGTGGTACATTTTTTGAAGTGTACAGTTATAAATTCCCAAACGACGAAGAATTCCAAGGTAGTTTGATTCAAGAGTTTTCAGATCTCTGTAATATGCAGATATCACGAAAGAAGATCAAATATAAAAACAATGGCGAAGTGGTCTATATGGCCGGTTTTCGCGATTATAGTTTAGAAAAATATCTGAAACGATTAGTCGATGAACAATTTACAGTAGTTGTAATAATTCAACAAGAAAAACAAACAGCAACATCGAAAAAGATGACACGTATAGAGAAAGGTGTGTATTCTCCAGGAACGCATGTTGCATACGAGCCAGATACAGATAAACAATGGAACAAGCATACCATGTCAATATGGGTTCATCAATACAAAAAGCAGTATATTATCGGCGTGGCAATTCTGAATATTTTTACAGGAAAAACCTTTATTTCAGAACAAACAATAACCGATTCAAAATTGCAAATGACGAGTTTTGATGAATTAGATAAATGCCTAAATATTTATAGACCAAAAGAAGTATTATGGGTATGCGACAATCCAGAAGTATTAGAAAATGTTCATGCATTGAGAGATATGTATATGCATAAATATACAAGCGAACACAATACAGTAAAAAATGCAGAGCAGCAAGTATATCAGAGACACATTTTGGCTAAATACTTTGGTGAAGGTGCATTCTCTCAATGTTCAGAATTTTCTCTTTATGAATTAGCAACTCAATCACTTTGTTTGTTGATTCACTTTATAGAAGAACGAAATCCTCAATTATGCAGACATTTACAAATGCCTGTATGGGAAAACAATTCCAAATATGTATTTCTCGCAAATCATGCATTGGACCAGTTAAATATATTGGATCGTAATAACCATAATACTAATTCGACATCTTCTCTCAGTTCAGTTCATAATTGGACAAATAAATGTGTGACAACAATGGGGAAAAGACAATTCTTACAGTTACTTACACATCCAACGTATGACGAAGATGCCTTACAATGTGAATATGATATCATGAATAAATGGATGACAGAACACGAAGAAATGATTGATCTAATGCGGAAACAAATGAAACCGATTTATGATATTGATGCACTTACAAGACAAGTAATTACAAGGCGAATGTATCCTTGTTCTCTTTTTCGTCTATATAATAGCGTACATCGAATAGAACAAATACTGGTATGTATGGAAGAAATGCCTTGGATGTTTTCCTATTTAGGAATTTCTTGTTGGAAAACATTAAAAACACAATTGCATCAATTCATTTCATTTGTAGAAAATCGCGTACATTTAGAATATGCATCGACTATTTCTCAATTATCTACTTTTGAGCAACCTCTTTTCAAAAGTGGGTATTATCCCCCTTTAGATGAACTCATGACAGAATTCAAAGTACGAAAATCTCAATTAGATACGATTCAATTATTCTGGGAGAGACAGATGAGTCCAAACTCGACAGTAGGGACATATGTAAAACGCAAACCTGATAAAACGACTGTAACATCTCATACAAATCTACAAATGACTAATACACGATGCAAAGCATTACAACAAAAAATGAAAGATTCAAAAGGTGAAATAATGCTAGATAATGGAGTTAAATTCTATTGGAAAGACGTACATTTTACACCTGCGAATAAACAAAATATGGAAATCCGCTTTCCTGTTTGTGATATGATATGTAAATCTCTGGATGATTTTCAAGAAAAAATGAATTTGTTAACTCAAGAAATATTCCTAAATATATTGGAGGAAATCGAAAATGAACATGTAGATATTTTGGATAAGTGCAGTGAAATTATTTCAAAATTCGATGTTCTCCTAAACAAATGTTTTATAGCACAGAAATATCACTATACGCGACCAATAATACAGAATGGAGCTGAAAAGTCATTTGTAAAAGCGTACGGATTGCGCCACATTTTGATTGAGCATTTAAATACTCAAGAGCTTTATGTGTCAAATGACGTTTTACTAGGAGCGGAAGATGATATAGACGGAATGTTATTATTCGGTACAAATATGGCAGGAAAGACCAGTGCCATGCGAGCATTAGGTATTTGTATGATAATGGCTCAAGCAGGATTATTTGTGCCTTGTCAAAAATTCATCTACAAACCATACAAGTCGATATTCACTCGAATATTAAATCAGGATAATTTATTCAAAGGTCAATCTACTTTTTCAGTAGAAATGTCTGAATTACGAGTTATAGCGCAATATGCAAATGAGAACAGTCTGGTATTAGGAGATGAATTATGCTCAGGAACAGAGACAGTATCGGCATTGAGTATAATGATGACGAGTTTATTGCGACTACATGAGAGACGGTCATCGTTTTTATTTGCGACACATTTTCATGAGATTTTGGACTTTGAAGAGTTACAAAACATGAAACGATTAAAATGTTATCATCTTACAGTTTCATATGATGTAGATAATGACGTATTAGTTTATGACCGAAAGTTAAAAGAAGGTTCTGGGCCACGAAGTTATGGTTTAGATGTATGTGAGGCATTGTATTTAGATAAAGAGTTTTTGGAAAAGGCATGTGAAATAAGACGGATGCATTTTCCAGAATACGAAGGTTCATTGTCTCAAATAAAGACGCATTATAATGCACAAAAAGTGAAAGATAGTTGTGAATTATGCGGTAAAAAGTGTGAAGAAATCCATCATTTACAGGAACAGCAATATGCGGATGCAGGAGGATATATTGCAAACGAGTTTCATAAAAACCATCCAGCAAATTTAATGGGTCTATGTGAAGGATGTCATTTAAAAATGCATCATCATGACAAGGACGAAATGCTTAAAGGTGATGTATCCCCATTAAGCGAGAACGAAACGTTAGGAACAAAACCGAAGCGAAAAATTGTGAAAAGAGTTGTAAGAAAAAAAGTAATAAATGGAACTATAGTTCATACTTTGTAAAGATAGAACAGAAGATCTTATAATATGTAGATTTAGCAATACAATTTATAAGAACTTATCTATAGGAAGATAAATCGTTTTTATTGTAAGATTGAAGGTATTGTACTGGGGGTCTTGTCTTAAAATCATAAATGTATTTTGGATCATTTTTTATTGTTTTTACTTTTGATAATTTGGTATAATCTTCATAGTTTGGAATGTAAGTCGATGCACTATAAGTGAACGAGCCAGGTTTGTAGTAGGTTGGTATATTTTGTGTTGTTGCTGTTTTTATTTCTACAATATCACCATTTTCATTCAACACATGCATAACATTCAAGTTGTTATCTTCTTGTTCTCTGATAACGTCTTCCATCTCATGATAAGAAACCCTTTCTTTTACATTTTGATCATATGAATACATATTATTTCCTTGCAATGCATTAAAATAATCTTCATCACTTGCGTAATTTGTCCTTTTGTACGGTATATATACACCCTCTTCTTTTTTTGATTTACCTTCTTCTTGTGTATCTATAAACAAGCCACTAAAGGATTCTTTAGTACGAACCGCAAAAGTTGTCAAGATTCCGAGTAAAAAACATATCAATAAAAAATTTCTAAGCTTCATTTTATATAAAAAGAAAACATTTAGAATAAAATTGAATTTCAAAATAATATAAACTTATATAATAATTAACCCTAAACATGATTATTCCTATTAAATGTGTTACATGCGGAAATGTTCTTGCAGACAAATATCGTTTTTATGTTGAACAAGTACGAAAAAAGAAGATGGAAAGCGGCCAGCCTTTGAATAAAGTTTTATATTACACTAAAGAAATGAAACAAAAAGAAACACCAGAAGCAGAAGTATTAAACCAATTAAAATTAAAGAACATGTGTTGTCGTCGCGTTATGCTGACTCATGTTGACATAGAATAAAAATATATGGTTTACATATAATGCCTTCTTGTGGGTGTGAAAGTGGAAATAGTGCGGTTACAAGTAACCATTTTTTAGTTGTAGGTGGTAAGAAAAGATCATCGCGTAGATTTAAGAAAAGGCCAAAAACAAATAAAAAAAGATCAGTCAAGAAAAAAACAAAACGAACCAAAAGAAAAAAGACATTGCGCAGAAGAATATCTAAAAGCATGAAAGGAGGTACTAGTAGTTTGACACACGGAAGTGTGAATGATAATACAAATTACGTAACAAATAAATTAATGACATCTAATGTGGTAAGTAGCAGTGTATCTTCACAGCCTGCAAACTTTCCTTATGGACCCTCTAATCAATACAAGGTATAAAAATATATGCAATATATATATATATATATATATGAAAAGTCCTCTTTCAAAACTTAAGCTATGCACACCAGCATATATTTATTTAGTAATATCTGTAATTACTTTGATTTTGATGGGATTTCAAAATATCAACTCAAATAGCATGTATTGTATCGGTAATTATGAATGCGAAGTTCCTAATACGTCAATCGTATTTATAATTAAGATACTTTATATTGCATTTTGGACCTGGCTTCTGAACGTAATATGCAAAGGTGGTGGTTCAATTATATCATGGATTATTGTTCTTGTACCATTTTTACTAATGTTTTTCTTTATTGGTTCATTTTTATTGTTCAACCGAACGCTACCTAGTTATTATTAAAGAAGTAAAATTATAAAATTGATATAAACATGTTCTTGGTTTTTATATCAATAGACATTATAGTTTCATCATGATTTCCACACCAGTTTTAGTAAAAAACTATGAAGACGATGATGGCCTACATTTCGTTTTAAAAGACATTCATGTTTCTATTGCGAATGCAGTCAGAAGAACAATATTATCAGACATTCCCATAGTGGTGATTCGTACAGAAACAAACAGTATAAATAAATGCAATATTACTATAAATAATTCGAGATTTCATAATGAGATTGTAAAACAACGTTTGAGCTGTATCCCAATTCATACAAAAGATTTAGAAGATTTTCCGAAAAAATATCGCCTAATAGTGAATGTAAAAAATGAAACACCTCACGAGTTGAGATGGGTAACGACCGATGATTTTAAGCTGCAAGATAAAGAAAATGAGCAATTCGTCGATGATACAGAAGTTCGAAAAATATTTCCTCATAATGAAATTACGAATCAACCGATTGATTTCTTGAGGTTAAGACCAGGTATTGGTAATACAAATGGAGAGCATATCAATCTTACCGCAGAGTTTTCAGTTTCGAACGCCAAGGAAAATGGTATGTTTAACGTTGTAAGCAAGTGCTCATTCCATAATGTTATTGATGCGGATACGAGGGAAAATGTATGGGCTTCTTTATTACAAGGATTTAAAAATGAAAATAGAACACAAGAAGAAATAGAGTTTGAAAGAAAAAACTTTATGCATCTAGACGCTTATCGTTGCTATAAAACAGATGAAAATGGCGATCCAAATGAGTTTGATTTTATTGTAAAAACATTAGGCATTTATAGCAATATAGATATTGTTTATAATGCATGTGATATTTTAGCTACTCGTTTTAAACAGTTTATACAGGAAATACAATCGCAGATTGTCCCTATACACAAGATGGAGGATACAAGAAACATGGGTTATACAAGTGTGACTGTTTCCACTATAGATAATGCATATGACGTGATATTAGAAGATGAGGATTACACAATGGGATGCTTACTACAACATTTCATATATACCATGTTTTACAATAGTACAGATGATGACAATTTGAAATTCATAGGGTTCAAAAAATACCATCCACATGACACATATAGTGTAATACGAATGGCGTTTAGTAATGAAAAAACAGCTCTTTTATTAACAAAACAGTATTTAGTACAAGTGTCCACTGAAATATACAAAATATTTGAAAAAATTCGAGATAAATTTAAGGAATAATTCACTTTGGTGTAAAAGATAATCCACAACCACATGTAGATGCTTTTTTTATTTATGTTGTACACAAATTTGCTTTCAAATATTCCTTTTTTAAAATCTTCGTTTACATAATCGATTTCAGTTCCAAACAAATACATTTCACCTAGGGGATCTACATATACATTTACATTAGAGTATTGGACAATATGTGGTTTTGATTTTATGACTTTTGCCATATCAGATTCATTCATAAGTTTTAAATCAAAATTAAACCCACTACATCCACCAGAAGTGATTCCGAATAAAAAACCTATATTATTATTTGCTTTTTTCATTATAATACTCATTTTTTTTAAAGCATTCTGCGTGACAGTTATTATTGTTTTGTTCATAAATTGTATATAATAATATATAAAAGTTACAATGGATGATTGTGCAATATGTTTCGAACCAACAAAAAAACAAAGAAACGGTTTGAGTGCAACCATAGACATTTTCATAAAAACTGTATAAGAATATGCACTCGCTGTCCTTTGTGTAGAGCAAAACGGATTTCAACAGAGAATCGCATTTTGACTTGGCACGAGTGTCAAAGAATACCAGCAGAAGTGTTCAAAAAAAGCAATAATTTATCAATGGATATAGTGGTTATGATTTCAAATGCAGAAAAAAAAAGAGGTGACATTATTTACAATTTTAGTTGATCTAAAAAATATTACAAAAAATATATAATAAAAAAACAATTGATTTATATAATGGTTACACGCAATAAAGTAAAGGAAAATTCAAAGTATTATGTAACAATCAATACCCCATATAGAGAAGAAGAATATAAGACACGTATATGGTTAAGTAGAATAGAGTCAAAAATAAGTCCTAATGCACCAGATTATGTTGTTTTTTCCGTTTTAGATACACCAATACCAGAGTTTGGTTATGGTCCGGTAGCAATGCCATTAGAATGGATAACGAAAATGGAAACGTTACATAGTATATTAGAAGTTGTACTAATAAAAGACGTAATAACAATAATCGACCTTTTTTAATTGACCGTTGGAATTTAACCGTATATGCGTTATAAAATTGAAAACCGTATATGCGTTATGAATTTGAAAACCGTATATGCGTTATAAAATTGAAACCAAACAGTACATATTTAGTTTGCATTCTACAACATTGTGTTGCTATATCCGTTACTTTATTTATTAATCAAAATAATCAACATGACTTTTACAGTATTCGTAATTTATCTTGTGCTTTCTACTGTAAGTATTGTTTCCAGTGAATCTATTGTATTTCGTACGCATGAAATACAATGTGAAGATGTGTATCATGAATATAACAAGTACTATATTAGTCCTTGTGATACATGGAGAATGGAAATGCGTGAATATAAGAGCATGGTATCTTGTACCAAATACATTTCTCCTAAAGATGGTGCAACATATTCTGGGTGTTCTCCAGCATTTGGAGAAAATGAAGAAAAAATAAAAGTGTCTTATATTTTGAAGGAAACACCTAAAAAAGAATGTAACAAGACCTCTCCTGAAATTGAAACATGTTCAAACCTACCAATATATACATTAACCGCTAAAGTTGCTCTAAATGATCCTTGTCATCCAATATTGTATTTATTCGGACTTATATTATTTATTGTACTACTTATGTATCGGTGCATATATCCTACACACTGGTTCTTTTACCCCACATATTATTACCCCAGAGGATCCAGTAGAAGCTCTTCAATTAGTTGGAATCGAATGTAAAAACATTAAATGTAAAAATTGTGAAAATCATACTAAATAAAAACATTCTTTAGGAGAAATAGGAGATTTAGGAAAAACATAATTATAAAAATAGAATCCAACATTTGTAGAATTGTAAAGTGAATATTTTTCTCTCCATTTTTCTAAAATAAAACAATTATGACTAATATTAGGAATTTCTAAAATTCCTATTTTTTTTTTGTCTAAAGTTAATGATTTGAGAGAATGTAAAAAACCCCTAAAGAACATCAGATTCCCTGGATCATCTAACATAGAATCGCCAAAAATCATCGATGAAGCTAATCTTACCATATGTGGTTTTTGTATTCCGTTTTCCCATGATATATGCGTGTCTTCGAAAATATAAACTCCATGAATATTTTCAACACCTTCTATTTTGTAAGTGGAAATATAGATAACATATCTCTCATTTTCTAGCCATAGTAGAGAATTAGTAAGATTCGCCATTACAGCAATTGAAAATTGTTGTGTAATTTGCGTATATATGGAGCGCCATAAACTGGTATTTGTACGATTTAGGCATTTAATGCTGTACTGTATTGGCATTTTTTTAATTGGTGTAGATCTCAATACAAAAGTGTAACTATTTGTTTTTACAAAAGGAACAATCCCTTTGCAAAGTTCCACCTCTTTTTTGAACACATAGATACCAGAAAAAGATGGATCTTTTTGTGCGTGATTATAAATATGTGTTTGTATCAAAGTACGTGAAATGTTTTTTGTCTTGTATTTTTCATGAATGCTTATAAAATCTAATAAATGTGCCTGAACATTTCTAGAAGGATATCTCAAGAAAAAAACACAAATCGGTCTTGATGTAAGTAACCCATATGCGTCTTCTTTGTTCAAGATTGGTTGAAAACGAGGTTCTGTCAGCACATCCTCGTAAAAAGTGCTAATAAACGATTCTTGTAGAATTTGTCTAAATTTTACAGCATCTAAATGAAATAAATGTGTATTATTGTCAATATAATGCCCTTGAAGTAGTAGTATCATTGGACTTAAATTGTTGGTATCATATAATGAAACTGTTTCAACTTGTTTAGAGTTGCAAAAAATCCCATGCCTTGGTAACGATCTCTTTTTTATATATGGTTCATGAACCCATGGTAATTTTGGGTAAATTTCATAAATATGATGTACTGGCTGATGAAACCAAAATGGACTATATATTTTAGCACAAATAAGAGCGATAATATATAACAAAAAAAATGCCAGAAAAATATATTGTAACCATAACATAAAATATGCGAAGAATACAAGTTTATATGATAAACACATTATGATTCATTCCATTTTTGAACAATGTCATTTGGTATATGTGGTAATTGTACATGGCATTCCCAAAAATAACGACAAAATGCCCATTGGAAATCTAAAATAGGAACACCGTCGTTATTGATATTGTATCCGCTATAATATTCCTTGTATTGATTTACAGAAGAAGCATTTAATAAATGGTGATATATTGGTGGTAAAACATATGCTAATTGTGCATTTGATGATATCGGTTTCGTTTTTTTATTTTTCAGAAACGTTGTTTTTAAATGCGGTACATGTGGAGCAAGGTCTTTCAACAAAGGAGGATAGTGATATTTGTATTTCCATTCCCAATCTACTTTTCCAATTAAATAATAATTATATACCCATTCTAAACCTTCTAAATAATTTAAAATAACATCTTTTGCATTTGTTTTTTCAGGGAATAATATACCATAATATCTCATTTCCCAATCAGACTGGTATGGGTTTATATAATGTTCCTCTTTTCTATACAATACAGGTGTATTTTGAAATAAATCCAACCTTTCTTTTGTTGTTTTTTTAGGTCTTAAAGAAACCGGTTTATAATCCCACTTTTTTCTCACTGAATATTCTTGACATATATGTGAATGTTCATGTTTCGCCAGTTCTTCTATAAATATAGAAACATGTTTCCATTGTATTTTAGGAGGATTTGACTTTGATAACAGAAAGCATTCTTTTTTATTTCCGATAACCATGCGATAAGTATCTAGTAGAATCTGGATTCCGCTTGTTCTGATATTAAGACTGGGAAAATGCGGTAAAAAATCGTTTCCAAGTAAAAAACACATGAACACGTAATCATACATGCGATGTGTATCTGGGTATGAGCACCTCATATCATTTGCAATAGAATTACCCAGTTTAGAGACATTAACAAAAAGTGGTTCGTCTTCTTGCATGGTATCATTATTGGTTTTTTCCAATAGTTTTTTAGCAAATGTGGGAGATTCCCTAAATATATAAATGTTTTGACAATAAGATAGATGAAAAAGAGACAACATCATAAGATCTGCATCTAATCCATACAAAGCACAATTTTCAGTAGGATCACATGGATAATCTCTCAAATGAGCAAAAAGTTTATGTTCTCCTTCCCCTGGTTCATCTGGAGTTGCGACAATTATTTTATTTATGCGGTAGCGAGATTCAGAATGTTCAAATTTTTTCCTCATGTATGTCGAAAGTTTTTTCATAAATGTGGTACCAGGTGTAAACATACACGAAGTTTTTATTGGATCTACAGATTGTTTATTTTCAATAATATTAATAACCGATGATTCAAACCACGATTTATATCTTCTATTACGCTGTTGCTCCATTTTAGCAATCGGTGCAACACCATCAAATGCAATATATACAACATCAGTGGGTCTTACTTGATTAATGTACTGTTCTATTTGTATTGAAGTTTTTTCTAAAAGAATGCTTTCAATCATTTCAATCGGTTCAGTAGAAGGGATTTTGTGATATACATCATATAGTATTGAATTACAATCCATGTACAATCTACTAAAGTGAATGTTATTGCTTAAAATATTCAAATATCGACACAATACATTTCCATGATTATTGATGATATGTGAAAAATAGCTTGGTATTCCCATTTTTAGATACTAGCCTATTCTATTCTATTATAATCGTTATAAAATGTTTATACTGTTTCATAAACTTTTTATATGCACACAATATAGAAGAAATGGAATTAAATTTGAATTCACTATTGTATCTGTTTTTTCGTTTAGCGCCATTTATTATTGTATGTTTTTTTACACTAGGTTCTATTATAAATGGTGAAATAAAAGGGTTTGTTTACTTGGTTGGTCTCATATTTACTTCGTTTATGAGTTATGCCTTTATTTCTAATTTAGGTGAAGAAGCTGGTACTAAAGCAAGTGTATGCAATTCATTTACAATCAATGGTATGATTGCAGGTAAAACTCCCATAAGCTTGGTGATATTTGCATTCACATTTTTTTACTTAGTTTTTCCTATAGGAAAATACAACTTGGCTATTGACAACGTACCTTTACTTATATTTTTCCCATTATTAATTATTGCCGATGCATATTGGAACCTTTCAAAAGGGTGTTTTGCCGCAGTTAATTGTTTCATGGCGGTTGTTATAGGAGGTGGTCTTGGAGTTGCATGGGCAGCATTAATAGATGCAACAAAACTACGTGGTCTAGCTTATTATAATATAGGAAGTAATAGAGAAAGGTGTTCTGTTGCAAGCAAACAAAGATTTGTATGCAAAACTTATGATAAAAATGGAAATAAAGTTACATATGCGGTTGGATAAATAGTTTCATTAACTTACTTATAAATGATTAGTAAGTTAATTTTCAATCGAAATATTTTACATTTTCTTTGAACCACGTAATTAATTTTTTAGTAATTCTATCACGGTAAATATCATCTGCAATCATTCTTAAGCCTTTATGATGTTGCTTGAATGATTTCAAAAAATTATCAATAACAACGATCACATTTGCATTTTGGTATGTCGAATCTAAATTATCTTTATGAAAAATAGGATACATTTTCCGTGCATTTACTGCATTGTGGAAATCAAACAAGAATAATTTCAAATCATTCTTGCTTTTTATTGTGTTGAAATTAATACCATTCATATAACTTACAGCGTGATTCGTGCAATCTGGACACGGAAGATTCGAACATATAGTATAAATCATGTTTAAAAGTTCGACGCGAACTTTAGGAAATTCAGACTCCTTGATTTTTTCTGCTAAAACATGAAATAAGTTCCAAAAAGGTCTTCCCCATTTTATTCTTTTAGATTCATGTTTTTCTTCTATTTTTTCTACGTATGATTTTTGAGTGATTTTGGTTACTTTTATAGGTGGTGGTACAGACATGGAAAATACAGGCTGTACATTATTACTAAATACCATGCTTGTTTTTTGACTGGGATTGCTAGGTATATACGATCTTTTGTTAGTAAATATCATTATAATAATAACTGATAAATATTAAAAACAAAGATAAAAATATAGTTTATTTAAATATAATGGAATCACAAAAAGAACTAGTCGAAATTGTTAAGAGGTGGGTAATCATAGATAATCAAATTAGAGCATTGAATAAAAAATTAAAAGAATTGCGAAATGAAAAAAAAGAGCAAAATAAAGAAATGGTCGAGGTTATGAAACAAAATGATATTGATACCTTTGATATAAAAGACGGACAAATTCAATACAAGAAAGAAACTAAAAGAGAACCATTGACACAAAAAACATTGATAAATATTCTGTCTAAACATCCACTACTAGGAACAGATCAAGCAAAAAACTTGAACCAATTCATTTACGATAATAGAAAAGTAACTGAAAAAGAATCAATTGTTCGCAAAATAAATGAAAATATCGACAAACTATAGTCCAAATGATGGAATACTATAAGAATTATTACTTGTTGTATATGATGCAATTATACGCGGATTTTGTTTTTCGTTAAGAATATCTTCCGTGTTAAAAACATTACCAAGTTTGTCTAAATAGTACACAATTCCTCCTATTTCTTCTGCAAATACTTCAGAAACTACAATATCACTTATAGAGGAAGAATCTCCTTCGACATTAATAATACCATGTGGGGTACCTTTTACATGTGTTCCACAAAATGTAGAGCCTTCCTTTTGTTTTCTAGTACATTGTTCTCCACTTGCTCTTTTTGCACAACATCTATTTATACTAGGAATCGCGTTCTTGATTCTTTTTCTTTTTGATACATCATCCTTTGTAAGCACAAGACGCTCATACTGAAAAACGAATTCTATTAAACTTTCGAGCTTATCTTTCTCGTCAAATCGAAGAGATAATGCTGTCTGTTTAATATCATTCTTGAACGTACTACCATAATCGGCTATACGTTTATTTAATTTTCGATCCATTGTTTATATTGTTAAAACAAATACATTTAGTTCAATTTTATAAATGTATTTTAAATGTACTTAAAGATATATTTATTTGTCGATAGCTTATCGAATATACTTACCTGCTCTAGTAAATGAATCAACTAAATATATAATAAATACTCCCATCAAGCCATACAGTAAAAATTCTTCTGTAATATTCTGCGTTGGTTCTTTTTGTTGCTCTTCCAACATGTGAATCATGTAATTTAATTTCTCCATTAATTGTGGGTTCGATGTAAAGTTTGCACCTGATGTATTATTTCTCAAATCAGATTTTAGACCCTTATAATATGGTGTCGGTTGGTAACTCTCACTGTAAGAGCTACCTGACTCTTTATGCATTGGTGTGATTCCCAATTTAGGAGGTGATTGAACCATTTGATTTTTCGTCAATGCTGTAAATTCTTCTATTTTCGGTTTGGAAGAAGGTGGTTCGTATGACGTCATTCCTTCAGATTCGTTATTTTCAGACACATTCATTTTTTCCAATATTTTTAAAACCTTGTCTTCATTTTTATTGTTACTAATATTTTGAAATGTTTCTTTTGATCTCATTGATTCTAGATTTATATTCTGAAATGTATTCATCATAGATCCTTTTTTTTTACCATTATTTGAGTTAGATGAAGAATACTCGGAAGCCGAATTCAACAAAGGCATTTCTCTCTTTACAAAAAAGGCATATTTTATTTTTCTCTAAATATGAGCGAAAACAATAAATGTGTATTATATATGTTAGATTCAAAAGAGCAAGTTAGGTTTTTTTCACATGCATTACCAGTTATTTTGATTATTTTTTACATATTATATCCTAAACACTTTGTAGCTTTTGCTCACCAGACTTTAGGGAAAATAATAGCGATTGTAATGATATGTCTATTTTCATATCAAGATGTAATACATGGAGTATTAGTGTGTTTGCTAGTTATATTGTTTTATCATCAGAATTTTGAAGGATTTGTGTCAAAAATGACGACAGAATATGCCGAGTATTTACCTAAAGCAAGTAAAAAAGAAAATATATCTCAATACGAAGAAAATCTTGAAAAAGATTTTACTCATGTGGATAAAGCATATCCTGACAACTTAAAACCTATTAAAAAGGTAAGCGAACACTTATTTCGCAAAGAAAAATGTATAGATTCGAAAGTTTGTTATAAAAATCAGAGTTTAAGAAATAACTTGGTAACGCACGTGTACCCTGAACTTCAGTTTAGAGAGAATGAATGCAATCCATGTGATAGTAACTGTCATTATACAATAGATTATCGTCAAAAAACAGAAAAAGAACTCAAACCTATAAACACACACACAACACTTATGGATGACGTCAAAGAATTATTTGGATTTAAAAGTGCAGACACATTCATTAGCGGAAATATGACTGCTTCTGCCTATTGAGCTTTATATATTTTTTCATAATGTAATATATAATGAAGATTGTAAAACAAGTGAAAGAAGTTTCAAAGTACTTGTACGATAATGTAAAATCTGTAAATGATACTAAAATTTTTGCTGGTTTAGTAATATTGACTTTGAATTTATCTTCAAAATTAATCACTATACCTATGAGTAAAACAGTTGAATCTTACATTAAAAATAGTTTTAGCCAATATATTTTAGTATTTGCAATGTCATGGATGGGAACACGAGATATTTTTATTGCATGTATTGTTACTGGTATTTATGCGCTTCTCATGGAAGTATTATTTAATGAAAATAGTTCATTTTGTTGTCTTTCAGAAGGGTTCGTATCTGAACAATTAGAGAAAGCGAGAAATAAAGATGAAATGTTGTCTAAAGAAGAATTAGATAAAGCAATGGACGTTATTAAAAAAGCAGAAAAAATATTGCAAAACACCGATGCAAGAATATAAATTTATACTATATAATTGAATATACTGTAAATGTCAAAGTCACAAATTAAAATCATGATGAAAATAAGTGATCCAACTATTGATAATTATATTGAGCTTACGAGTAGCATTCTTGAGTATAATGGCAAACGAAAATTAGAGAAATATCCTTTTTTTGATCCATCTATTACTTTAACATCGAATCTTAGAAAAATGATTCAAAATTTAACATATGATAAAAAACTAGAAGTATTTTTCCACCAAGACACATTCAATAACATTTTTGTTAAGTCATCTAAAAAAAACAATAATTCTAATAATTTATTTCAAATATTTTTGGCGACTTTACCCAATACATTATCTAGCAACATTAATTCTATTTTGACTAAACCTCAAATAAACGAACTTCATCGATCTATAAAAAATTTTGGGATTAAAAGTATTATGATTTTAAGTGAAGACGTCGAACCAATAAAAAAATTAAAAGAAGGACTGAATGCGCACCAAACAGACATGTACAATAACTATATATTATCAAAAAATAGAAATGAAAATGCCGGTGAAAATTTTGAATTTATGATTCAAACCATTCTTTCTACTGGGTTCCCAGTGGCGAATTACTATCAAACTATGGAGTTCTATGACTCTAAATACACAAATCGAAAAATCACATTAAAAGGGGCAAAATCTTCCTTTGACTGGTTATTACCATCAAGATTCGAGAGAACGTTTTCTTATATTAAACAGAATAATAAAATTTATACAGTTACCGGTGTTACTTGGGCGAATGACATATTATCAGTACCGGTTTATAAAAGGGTTTTAGATTCTTACAAAGAATATTGGGACGAAAAAAAAGGAATCGACGAGCAAACTAGGGAAAACAACCAAGATGAAATTGATTTAAAAATTATGAAACTGATAATCGAAATAAAACACGATGAAAAATTGTGGAAGCACGATACTCACCGCTATCCCATGAGAACTAGAGATAAAAGTGAAGATGAAACATTAATTTTCAGAAATAAAATGATATCTTTCTTTGAGGATGTAAGGGGAAAAAATGGGAAGAATGATTTTTTGAATATGAACACTAAAAATAAAGGAAACAGAAGTAGATCACAAGACGACAAACCTAATTTACAAGACACTTTTAAATTCAAAGAAGTCGAACACTTATTAAAGAATCAAACTGAAAGTAATGTTATCAAAGCAAAACATCATTTATTAGATACCAAAGATAAGATACCATCTGAAATTTCAAGTGTATTCGCGTTTGATAATAGGAATACGCCATCGACCAAGAGTATCATAGATACTTTCATTACTGATACAAAAGATCTAAGAGCGAATCTAAAAGAAATTTTCAAAAACGCAAATAAAAGCGCAATAATGAATATGGATTCGCAAATATCTCCTTACAAAAATAAACTGGTTATTTATTACAATGAAATTAAAAAACTTCTATTAAATGCAGACATATATGATATTGTATTGAATAATACACCATATAGAGATAGAGAACCAGAATACGTAAAAGAAATAGAAGCAGAACTGGAAAATAAATTTAAAAAGTACAAGGATTTTACAAATTCTCTCAAAGAATTATCAAAAGGGAGAAAATTTTCAAATTTAAAATGGGAAAATGAATTCAAAAAAATAACAGGCAAAGAAGAGAAATCTCTTACTAGTAGTAATTCTGAAGGAGATACTAATGATGAAAACTTATTTGATTATTTAAACAAGTGCAAAGAAAACAATAGATCCTGTGTTCGTAATGTATTTTCAAATAAAATCGATAGATTACTTCTCAATGTTGAAGAAATACAAGGACCTGGAACGAATAAACTATACGAAGCTTATGTATTATTAGACGTATTAGAAGGAAAGCTAACTAATGATAATTACAAAGGATTAGCTTGTAAATATATGCAAGATGTTTTAGGTGATTACGTACAGAAAGATGAAATAGACGAAGATGATAATGATTATACAAAAGATAATACATTTATTCCATTTAGTAAAACAATAGAATCTTACAACAAAAGTATAAATAGTAAAAAACAAAACAAACCTACGAATAAAACGAAAAAAAAACGATCTACTCAAACTAAAACTAAATAACAAAGTAATATTCTATTTATTCGTAAAATCCTGGTTCTCCATCTTCGTAGTATCCTACTTCCTCACCAACATCACCGTCAGATGTCACTGAGTAAATCATTCCGTTTTTTTCGTTTGTTGTAAAATATTCAGTTCCGTCTATTGTAACATTGAATACTTCCTCTTCCTCTTCCTCTACTTCCTCTTCCACGTCATCTGATTCTACTTCATCTACTTCCTCTACTTCCATCTCCTCAACTTCCTCTTCTGTTACTACTTCCTCTACTTCCATCTCCTCAACTTCCTCTTCCTTTTCTGTTACTTCTTCTTCCACTTCCGCTTCCTCTTCTTCTTCCGCTTCCTCTTCTTCCTCTTCCTTTTCCTCTTCTTCCTCTTCTTCCTCTTCCTCTTCTTCCTCTTCCTCTTCTTCCTCTTCCTCCTCTTCCTCTTCTTCCTCTTCCTCCTCTTCCTCCTCTTCCTCTTCCTCTTCCTCTTCCTCTTCTGCTACTACTTCCTCTTCCTCTTCTGCTACTACTTCCTCTTCCTCTTCCTCTTCTGCTACTACTTCCTCTTCCTCTTCTGCTACTACTTCCTCTTCCTCTTCTGCTACTACTTCCTCTTTCTCTTCTGCTACTACTTCCTCTTTCTCTTCTGCTACTACTTCCTCTTCTGCTACTACTTCAATCTCATCTTTATCTATTTGTTCTGATTCTTTTTTGATTTGGTTTCCACTTGCATCTTTTGTTTCTTCCATGTGATCTTCTTCTGTTGATGCAATTTTTAAACGGTCTAAATCCAGAGTATCTTCTAAAACAGCTTCTTCATCCAAGTGAATGGCATTAACATTCTTCTTCAGAATACTACATGTGTTTTTATTTGACAAAACGATGCTTTCTGTAGAAGAATCATCACTGCGCAAATTTCCATCACGATCATCATTAAGAACATCAAAATGACAATCCTCTTTTAGCATGTTTTTTGTTTCAATACCTTCCATTTTTTCAGAAATAAGTAACTTATCTTTAACATTTGAATCTCTAAGGACATTCCATAAATGCTCATTTTCTCTTAATAAACTTTTATTCAATGTTCTCAAGTCTTTCATGCTCAATCGAAGCGACTTATTTTTTTTTTTATATTCTTTTACAGTAGTTTCAAGAGTTGCCAATTCATTTTCATGAACCTCTTGGCACTGTTTTGCAAAATCGATAACTTGTTGAATAGAGCTCATTATTCTTGTAATTAATTATTATTTAAATGAATTACAAAAAACATAATTCAATTTTACATTTTTTGATAAATGTTAGTTAGCAGCAATCCCTCCCTTGAATGTTTCTCTGAGTATTTCATTGCGGTCTATAGAATTATTTTTTTCACTTTGTTTTTTTACCTTGTACCCCCCTCTATTTGCATTAGAGCCATAAAATTGTTTGTCTGTTTCTTCGTGAATTTCAGGTAAAAGTCGAGTGACCGGTTTATCAATGCATAACATTATATGTGAAGTTTTAGACATTTTTCTATACTCGTGAATTGTGAGATTTCCAAAAAAATTATCCAAAAGGTAGTATGGACAAGACGCTGGTTTAATATTATTAGAATTTCCATAAAAATAATTCATTAATTGATATGATTCCATTTTTGCAGAATCATCCCAATTTGTATTTTTAAACAAAAATGCAACCGCGCATTCAGGACTGCAGTAAGAACCATGTGCTAAATACTCACCATTTGAACCGTACTGAAGAATATAAAATGAATCATTGTCATAAGGATGTGCGCACCAAAAACAATCAACCTTTTTAGATGGAACATGATTTTTATAAAAAGATAATTTCAAATCTCGAAGTTTTTGAAAGTCATCTTCTGATAATTCATCGTTTTTGACCGGTTTTGTTTTGTCAAATTTCTGTTCGCATTTTGAACAAATGATTTGTGACGTTGTATCGTTTTCTTTTTTAGGACTATTCAAAAGATGCAATTCTATATTATTAGAATTATTGTCATAAGGAATAAAATCATAAGGCACATTCGGATCGTACTTGAGATTATCGGTTTTCCATTTTTGTTCTCTCAAGTAATTATCAATTTGAGATAAAGAGCATTTCAAATTCAGAATGATATTTACATTTTTTTTTGTAAAAGTATCATTTGTGAGGGTATTGATATCTATTGTTTTTTTCTGTTGTTTTTTAACAGGTTTTGTATCTGTGTCGACAATCTTCTTTCTTCTACCGCGTTTTTTTGGTAATTCTTTGTCGTCCATATTTTAAGGAAAAAACGTAATACATTTAAATAGATTTGAATAAACTATTTAGGGATTTTTAATCTTTGATATTAATGTCAAATAATACAAATACACCTTGGTGTGAAAAATACCGTCCAAATACAATTGATAGCATAGTATTAGAACCAAATAACAGGGAAATATTCAAAAATATAATTGATAAAAAACATTTTCCTCATTTATTATTTTATGGTCCTCCAGGTGTTGGTAAAACGACATCAGCAGAAAATTTAATAAAAAATTATCAAATGATACACTCCAGGTATAATAAAGAGAACATTATTCACTTGAACGCATCGGATGAAAGAGGCATTGAAGTGATTCGAAATCAAATATATCAATTCGCAAAATCGAGTAATATGTTTGAAAAAGGTTTCAAGTTTATAATATTGGATGAAGTTGACTATATGACTAAAAACGCTCAACAAGCATTGAAAAACATTTTACAATCATGTACATCAAATGTAAAATTTTGCTTAATTTGCAATTACATATGCAAAATCGAAGATTCTCTCCGAAATGAGTTTATATGCATACGATTTAATCAACTCCCAAAAGATGAAATTTTTTCACTTATAAAAAGAATAACAGTTCAAGAATGCTTAAATATTGACGACAAAACCATTACTATGATACAAAATATGTATAGTTACGATATTCGTTCAATGCTAAACTTTTTACAGCTTCATCAAGAGAATTCAGAATGGAAACGTTTTTTATTTCATGATGGTTTATGGGAAACATTACATGATCTTTTTGTCAACGTTTCAATGGAAAATAAAGATTCTGCTGAAATCGATTTGTGGTTAAAAGAAGTAGCTTTAGAGTATTTTAATGTAGAAACAAAAACATGTCTTAAGAGATTCTTTAATTTTATTATTTGTTACAAAAAAGAGTTGGTAAATAAAGAGTTTTTAAACATGTGTGAAACATTATTGCATGTAACCAGTAACGAATATATGATACCTTATTTTATAGAACAAATGAAATTACAATACATAAAATTGAAAAATAACATATAAACAGAGTTTCTATATTAAAAGAATGAATAACGCAGATTTTGAATGGAAACAATTTCTACAAGATAACGAATTTGATATTTCACAAGATTATTTAGATGAAAATACAACTGACGCTGAGGAAAGCGAAGATGACCATAAAGATAAACCTGACACTAAAAATGATTCAATCCAAGAAAGGACACCATGTGAGGATCTGTATATATCAACACAAACGAAAATTATCTTTTTGAATGTATCAACACTCGACGTGGAAAAAATATTTTGGAATACAAAAGTGATACCATACAGTGAAGCTACAAATGGTATTATTAAAAAGCAGATAAGATTTATTTTCAAAGAAAAATCAGAATATGAAGAATACGCAAGCAAAAGAGATAAGGAGGCATATTTTACGGAAAAAATAATGAAACAAATCGACAATCCGAATGCACGCAAAATAAAATTTAAAGATGTTAGAAAATTAACGGTTGGTGTCTCTAAGAAAGATATAATGAATTGTCACGGAAAAAACAAAAGTGCATTCATCAACTGCTTTGCTCTTATTATGCGAGTATTTTTCAAAGGATCATTTCATGAAATACATGTAAAGGTATTCAATACAGGTAGAATGGCAATTCCAGGTATTGTTGATGATGAATTGCTGATAGAAACTGAAAAGTTATTGCTCAGTATTTTACAACCAAGTGTAGAAACAAAACTAGTTCTCGTAGGAGAAGACGAAACCCCAGACGTAGAAAGAATTATAAAAGGAAAAATAAATAAAATAACAAAAAAAAGAGAAAAAAATCATGTCGAAATGGTAAAACCTAAATCAAATGTTTTGATAAACTCGAATTTCAACTGTGGATATTATATACAGCAACAAAAATTACGTCCTATTTTACGCGATAAATATGGATTAAATCCTTCATATGATCCATCTATGTATCCTGGAATAAAATGCAAATTTTATTATAATAATGATCTCCCTGCAACCATAGAACAACAAAAGGGGAGATTAGACGAAAATGATCAAACTATGACAATAACTGAGTTGGATTCCATAACAAATGAAAAATACACAAAGGTTTCGTTCATGATATTCAGAACAGGAAACTGTCTTATAGTAGGTAATTGTACCAAACCTATATTACTGTTTGTATATGAGTTTGTTAAAAAAGTGCTCATGGATGAATACGAGGTTGTTCATGCAAAACAAGAAAAGCAGATTGAAAAAATCAAAAAAAGTAAGCCTAGAAAAAGAAGTGTGTATTTCACAAAAGAATGTTACGAAAATTTATTAAATAAGTAAAAAAGTATTTAAAGTATCGCCCACAATTGTAATTATAAAAGAATAATGGATGATTCTGAAAAAAAAAATGATGTATCATTAGATGAAGGTCATCGTCTTCCTGAAGTTAAAACTCTACAAAATGCAGCGAAATTATCAATTGTTGAAGATCGACCCATTATGCTTGATTATTGGGTAGATTCTATAGACAAAACAGTAATGATTGGCATTAGA